CGGCAAATTCGTCGCCTACTTCCGGGTCTCCACCGACCGCCAGGGCAAGTCTGGCCTGGGCCTGGACGCACAGCGCGAGCGCGTCATGAACTACTTGAACGGTGGCAGCTGGTCTCTGATCGGCGAGTTCACCGAAGTGGAAAGCGGTCGCATCAATGAGCGCCCAGCGCTGGCCGATGCCGTCAAGCTGTGCAAAAAAGAGAAGGCCACCCTGGTGGTCGCCACCCTCGACCGCCTGACCCGTGACCTGGCGTTCGGTGCGACCCTTTTGAACGACACCAAGGTCAAGTTCGTCTGCGCAGACTTCCCCGAAGCCAGCCGCGAGATGCTGCAAATGCGTATGGTGTTTGCCGAGTGGGAAGCACGCCGCATCGGCGAGCGCACCAAGGCCGCCTTGGCCGAGCTGAAGAAGAAGGGCAAGAAGCTGGGCTCACCCACCCCCAAGATCGGCAGCGCAGCCGGTGTCAAGCGCATCCAGGACAAGGCCGATGCCTACGCCGACCGGGTTGGCCCCGTGGTGCGCGAGATCATCCGCAAGACGGGTGCCAAGACCATGCGCGACATCGCCCAGGAGCTGGCCTACCGTGGCATCGAGACTCCACGCGGCAACGTCGAGTGGCACGCCAGTCAAGTGGCCAACCTCTTGAAGCGCATCAAATGACCGCCTGCACCCTGCACACCGCCACCAGTCGGGTCACCCTGACCGGTTGGCCGGGTGTGTCCACAATGCCACACATCGAGGAGATGTTTGTGTCTGACCCGTTGTTCAACTGGGAGCAGCTGTTCCCAGAAGATGCCACCAAGCTGGGGCAATACCTGCAAGAGATCGGCCACCGCCCGGTGTGCCGCCTGGACATCAGGATCACCAGCCTGGAAGAGCTCAAGAAGGCCGCCGTGCTCATCAGCGAGCTCAACAAGACGCTGCAGCTGCTGGCCTATGCCGATGACCGTGACCAGGCTCTCCGAGTGATCCTGGCCCGTGGTGCAATGCAACAAGCACGCATCGGTTTGAAGTATTTGCGCACCAAGAAGTTCTTGGCTGAGCAAAAAAAGGGCACTACCCGTAGTGCAGCCTGGCCGTTACAGGTTGGGAATTTGGACAGGCCCTGGAAAGGGCCGAAAGTAGATTGATTACAAAGGAGAAAACCATGAGCGCTTTTTTTAAAACCGAGGTCAATGCGCATAATTTGTATAGCGTCAAAGACCCGCACAGACACTATATCTGGGGGTCAGTGCAGCAAGAGGAAACTCTCGGAGAAAGAGTTGCTGCAGGCGCAGCATTCCTGTCTTGCATCGCCACCCTGATCCTAATCTGGGGGGCCTTCTGATGCAAGCAAAGTCACCCCCATACGACACCGGCAAGGTCAAGATCGGCCTGCGGTACCAGCGCCCCCAGAAAAACGAATACTCAGCTGACCAGGAGCGGCTGCAGCGAGCTCTGCTGGGTAAGCGCGATCCCTACCAGGATGAATTGCTGCTGGCCATTGTGTGCCTGGCCTGCGTGGTCATTACCTGCGGAGGGCTCTGGTATGCAGGCGCTTGAAGGCAGGCTCATCAAAGAGCGCCAGCTCGACATCTTTGAGCAGCGCGACCACCAGTTCTTGGAGCGCTGCCGGGCACTAGCCGTGGTTCTGTGCAAGCAGCAGGGCCAGGTATCCATCAATGACATCAGGCAGTTTATCGAAGTGCCGCCTGGCGTCCATCCATCTGTCTTGGGCGCGGTCTTTCGCACCAAGCAGTTCACGCGGGTTGGCTTCATCGAGGCCGCCCACCCCCAAGCTCACGCCCGTGTGGTGCGTGTGTATTCCCTCGCCACCACAAAGGAGTAAAAAATGGCCGGAAAATTAACCGACGACAAAGAGATGAGCGCCAGCCGCCTGCCTGGCCTGATGGGCTTCAGCAAGTACAGCACGCCCAATGATGAGCTGCAGTTCTCGATCAACGCCATCGACGGCAAAGAGCGCCCCGACATTGGCAACGAAGCCATGGGCTGGGGCAACACCCTGGAGCCGGTGATCCTGACCGAGGCAGCCAAGCGCCTGGGCATCACTGACTTCGACACCGAGATCAACCAGGCATACACCCACCGCAGCTTTGCGCTGTCGTGCAGCCTGGACGGCGTTGGCAATGGCACCGGCCAGGAGATCACCAGCGACCCCGACAAGGGCATCTTCGTGGTTGGCCAGGACTCCATTGTGCTGGATGGCCCAGGCGTGCTGGAGGCCAAGCTGACCAAGACCATGCCAGAGGACGTGCCTCACCTGGCGCGTGGCCCCATCCAGCTGCAAGGCCAGATGCTGGTCACCGGCCACAAGTGGGGCGCTGTGTGCGTGCTGTACCAGGGCATTGAGCTGCGCGTGTTCCTGTTCGGCCCGCACTACGACACCCAAAAAGAGATCGTCAAGGCCGTGCTGCAGTTTGAGAACAAGCTGGACAAGTACCGCCGCAGCGCTGAGATCGACTGGTATCCACCGGCCAGCAGCAAAGAGCTGGATCGCATCTACCCGCAGGCTGCCAGCAAAGAAGAGATCGAGCTGCCAGGCAGCGTGACCGACCTGGCCAAGGGCATCTTGGAAAACAAGGCCGCCATCAGGGCAGCCGAGGCTCACATCGAAACAGCAGAGAAGCTGATCAAGTCGCAGCTGGGCCAGGCAGAAAAGGGCAGGGCGGGGCAGTACGTCATCAGTTGGCCCATGCGCAACTACAAAGCCCAATCGGAGCGTTTGATTCCAGCCAAGGAAGCGTACAGCGTGCGCCAGTCATCGCTGTCCATCAAGGAGCTGCAGCCATGATCTGCACACTCATTGCAATTGGCTGCCTGATGATCGGTGGTACCGTCGGCCTGCTGGTTGCTTCGCTGTGCTTCATTGCAAAGGACAACTGACATGAACCTACCAGACCGCCCAGCCATCCGGCACGCATACGAATGCGCTGTCGTGGCACTGCTCAATGCGAGCGACGCAACCGAGGAGGAGGCCGAAGTGTTTGTTGACGCAATGGCCGACCTGATTTTTACAACCATGAAACAGTACATCGAAGAGGAAGAACAGAATGCAACTCACAACCACTAACCAGCGCGGCTTCGCGCCAACCACCCTCACAGAGGCCATTCAATTCAGCGAGATGCTGGCCAGCTCCAGCATGGTGCCCAGGGCATATCAGGGTAAACCCAATGATGTCCTGGTCTGCTTGCAGTGGGGTTATGAGATGGGCATGGCACCCATGCAAGCGCTGCAGAACATTGCTGTGATCAACGGCAAGCCCAGCATGTATGGCGACTCACTCATGGCTTTGGTGCAGGCCAGTCCCACGTGCGAGAACATCGAGGAATACTTTGAGAACGAAGGCACACCCAACCCCGTGGCTGTCTGCGTTGCCAAGCGCAAGGGACGCACGCCCGTGATCTTCAAGTTCTCTGTTGAAGATGCCAAGCGAGATGGCCTGTGGGGCAAGAGTGGCCCATGGACTGCTTACCCGAAGCGCATGATGCAGATGCGCGCCCGTGGTTTTGCGCTGCGCGATGCCTTTGCTGACGTTCTCACAGGATTGATCACAGTCGAAGAGGCACATGACTGGCCTGCTGAAGCGAAAGGCGCTCCAGCGCCCCATAAAGCCCCTGCAAACCCCCTCGACATGGTGGCCAAGCCGGTGGAGTTGGCAGCGCCAGCTGAGCCAGAGGTCTTAGAGCCCGTCGCGGAAGTGGCCGAGGTGGTCGAAGTGGTCGAGCATGTTGAGCTGCAGCCCCTGGTCGAGCGGGTGCCTGGTGAAGATGATGACCTGGGCGAGGTGGAGCCCATCGGGTTTGCTGTGCGCGTGCCAGGCAAGGAGCAGCCCTACAGCGTGCATGACACCCTGGAAGACTGGGCAGATGCGTACGAAGAGCTGGCTGAGAAGACCGCCAAGGCAGGCAAGCGACCAGCCCGCGAGCGCATGACAATCTTGAAGGAGCTGAAAGAGTGCAACCAGGAAACCATTGGCCGCATCGATACCATGAAGCGGATCAGACACACAGCCAACTACCAGAAGCGCATCAATGCTCTTGGAGCTGCCCAGTAGTTTCGTCACTTAGGAACAGCGCAACTTCAGCCTTGCGCCGTTTGACCAGGCCGGGGAGCTCACGGCCCCCGCCCTTAGTCCATTGCATGAAGGCTTGCGCTGCACCCTCCCAGTCTTCGCGGCCAATCTTCATGCGAATGGTAGAGCGCTGAAAATTACCCAGTCCGGCATTGAAGGAAAAGCTGACGCACGCGTCGAAAGCCCCTTGATGACCAACCAGATTGGGAGCAAGTCGTAAAACACCGCGTTCAAAACTTGCGACATCCTGTGCGAATAGTTGATCGATCTCTGCTTGTGACCAGACACGGTTGTCCTCCTCCCTCAGTGGAAACTCTTTGCGAATCATGCCCGTGTACTTTTCAGTCCTGGCCATCGGCAGCCTGATCTGTTCTTGCTGAAGTACATGCCCAAATCCGATTGTCCAAATGTGAGCTGGGCATAGGTACGGGCGGTTGCGGCAACCCTCATAGCGGTGCATCAGATCAGCGCCAGCCTTGCTCAACTTCACTTCTTGCTCCAGCTGCGCGAGCCAAACCAAAAGCCAATGATGCCGCCCAGCATGGCCATCTCATCGGCGCTGAACAAAATATCGGTCAACCGAATCAAGTCTTCCATGTTTGTAACCAAACTAGGGCGGCTGTATATGTAGTAGGCAATCCAAGCATTGATTGCGCACAGCTCAAGCACAAAGATGTACGTCACCACTGGGCGCACGGTGCCAACAAAATTGACCACCCAGGTGCTGGCCCGCTCCATGATCTTCTCGTCATGCTTGAGCGCTGCTTCAGTCATCTGCGCGTCAGTCTGCATGGCGATCTGGTCGGTGCGTATTTCCTCGACCTTGGCCTGGGCAGCGAACCCAGCAGCCGCCAGCTGCAGCTCGCGCTCAGTCTGCACCTGTGCCAGGCGAAGCTCATGCGCCTGGTCGGCTTTGTTCTGGAAGTAGTCCAGCAGCTTTGGCAAGCCAGAGATTAGCAAGCCGCCAAGAGTAGAAAATAGTGAAAGCATTAGAGTCCAATCATTCCAAGAAGTTTATCTACAATTTTCCCCGCCAATTCGTCAGGTAAGTGAGGTAGCAGACCAATCACCAGATATGCCACATAAAGTCGAGCAAATATTTTAAAAAATTTGTCTGCTTGTTTTTGGTACTCATTCACCGACCACACCTTCCAGTGGTTGCACAGAACTCCATCAGTTCATAAATGCCAAACGCAAGCATCATTAGCAAAAAAATACCTGCTGTAATCCCAGCTGCTAGTTCAAGTTCTTCTTGTGCCTTTTCCTTGCGCTTCTTCTCTTCATCTTTAGCCTGCCTTGCTGCTATGGCATCATCCCTGTCCATCTCAGCGGCACGGGCTTTGATCTTGTTCCATGTGTCAATCTGGCCAGCTTGCATGTATAGGAGTTGAAGCTGAGACTCCAACTTGGCCGCCTGCATCAAACTGTTTTCGATCTGCATTGCCAGCGCAAAATTTGACTTATTGCCTGACCTTTTAGCCTCGACCATGCTTTTCGTAGCCAGACTCCGCGCATCGAACATTCGTGCGACCATGACCCCAAGGCCACCCAAATCGTTTGCCACTTTT